TTACCTGTATTCTTCATCTGTATCGTCACTATTTCCTACACCGTCATTTAATTTTCTACTCAAAGGATCAAAAAGTGCCTGGGCTTCTTGGATATCATCACGAATTTCACCCATTTCTTCATCCAACTGATGGGCGATTCTAGCTGTAATTTCCAGTCGCTTCTTAATCTCCTCTGGGAAATCCCCTTGGTACTTGTAGTTGAGAGAATGTTCTATCGTTGCCCAGAAATTCATGGCCAAGGTACGTATTTGAATTTCTGCCAAAATAGTCTTGGCTCCATTGATGGTATCAACCATATATTCTACTACCAAATGATAGGAACGATAGCCTGATGCTTTTCGATGAGTAATGTAATCTCGCTCCTGTATGATTCGCATGTCCTGACGCTTGTGCAAAATCTCCACTACTTCCTTAACGTCATCTACAAACTGGACCATCACACGCAAACCAGCAATATCCTGCAAATCGTGCTCCAAGGTCGCATAAGTAATACCACGACGGGCCATTTTTTCTTTTATACTCTCAATTGGCTTGACTCGACCGGTCACAAATTCAATCGGAGAATGCTTATTTTGCTTACGATATTGCTTACGAATGCCACGAAGTTTAATCTTTAACTCACCAACAGCTTGAATGTAAGGATCTAGAAATTCTTCCCATTCTAAGGTCATATATTCTCCCTTATTCTCATATTATCCTTCAAAAATATCTTTGATTTTTTCTCCAGATTCATATACAATAAATACAATGCTTATTATACCATAAGTGAAAAACGTTTACAAATAGTTATCATCACTTGTAAATAGTTGAGTTTTTACTTATTTTTCGTTAAAATCATTTACACTAATTTCCATCGTTTTTTTAAATCGTATTCATCTTCGTATTCATTTTTACAATCATCTTTGCCCGTATAGTTGAGAAGGTTGCAATTTAATTCTAATAGTTTATAAATAGAAAACCGTGATTACTCACAGTCTTTTAAAAATAAAATAAAAAAACTCCATCAAAACTATTGACATTATGCAACCAAAGTTGTATAATGGATACATAAGGTTAAGGAGGAAACCTTAGACAAGGAAACTAGTAGAAAGGAACATGAAATGTTTAAGTTCAAAAAGAAACCACTCAAAGCAAAAACAAATAAGCTAGTAGTCAAAATAAACTTATTTATAATCAGCTTTGAATGGCACATCGAATTTGGATAGTGAAAAATCACTATCCACCCCTTCGGGGGTGTACTTAAATTATAACAGGAAAAACAATGAAAGTAAATCTTAAAGTTAGAAAAACCACCAAGCGTGAAAAAGTTGAATTTATTATTGGACTTCTTCTACTCCTATTTGCAGTTTGGTATTTTACGAGGTAATATATGTCAGTAGATATTGAAGCTATCCGCTGGCTTTTAGACAACGCCACAGCCTATGCTATTAGCAAAAACTGTGGCATGTCTATTCAGGCCGTGGACAAGTATAAAAATGGTGTATCGGATATTATGAATATGCGTCTAAAACACGCTATCAGCATGATAACATACGCCCAGGAACTTAAAAAGCAGTGATTTCGGTCACTGTTTTTTATTTTTAACAAAACACCGTTTTTGACAATAATACACCACGATTTCCTCTCCATATTCTTCATGTAAACGCTTTTTTGAACAATAGGATTGTGATTTTGCTTTCTAATCGTTCAAAATGTGTGTTTTTGAAAAATAAAAAAACCGCAAGCCTGAGCCTGCGGTGAAAAATTATTCTTTGTCTTTGTTTTTATTTTGATTATTCCCTGTAAACAAACCAATTAGCCCTAATGCAGTAGTTCCAGTTAAGACACTACCTGCAATTTGTTTATCTGTTGCTATTAAGTAAATTCCACCAATAATAACAACGAGGGCGATTAAAAAGCCAAATAACTGTCCCAATTTATGAGAAGCAATATTCCCTGATAAGTATTTATCTTCCATCTCTCTACGATGTTGGCTTTCTGCAATACCATTATCAATAATCTTTTGAGCAGCATCCGGATATAGCTCTTTATATCCTTTGAGAATATCTGGATGAGGTAGGTCACCTTGATAGATTTCCAACTTCTGTAAAACTACTTGACGCTGTTCATGTGGTAAGCGCTCGACTTCATCAACAATATTATTGACTTCAATCAAATCTTTATTCTCGGTATCCAAATTTCATTACCTCTTTCTGAATGCCCATCGTTGATTTCTTGTAATCACTTTTGACTTTCTTCCAGTCTGGGACTGTATCAGCTTTTACTTTCGAAATGTTCTGGTTAAAGCTAAAAACAGGCAATACAATTGCTGTCATACCAAGTAAAAAAGACTTAAAGTATTGAGGTTGTTTTGTATTTTTTAACATCCCAAATTCCTCCTACTCGCTCCATAATATTTTTTTGAATTAACTTGATTATGACATCTTTCTTTAAAAAAGTCAATGTTTCTTACTCTTTTTAACAAAAAAATCCCCACAAGGACGAGTCCTGTGGGGTAGATAAACATTTTAGAAAAGTTTTCCTTTCCTTTTATTTTTTTAAATTATTTAGTCGTAATCAAGCCGTCTGGCTCTACTGTGAACTCTGGCTTGTCTGCCATTGTTCCGTCTGGTTTGAGGTAGTACCAGCCTGTTCCGTCCGCAGACTGGATAAAGGCGTTTGATACCATAGCACCTTCTTTACCGTCAAGGTAATACCAAGTATCTTTGTACTTGACCCATCCTGTCTTCATAGCGCCCTCTGTGTCAAAATAATACCACTTCTCAGCGATTTTCTTCCAGCCTGTCGCCAGTTCGCCTGAGTTATCAAACCAGTACCAGTTGCCGTCTGTGTGCTTCTTCCAGCGGTTCGCAAGCATGTAGCCTGAGCCGTCGAAGTAATACCAAGTGCCGTTGACCTTCTCAAACTTGTCTTTTGGATAAGAGCCGTCTGAGTGTACATACCAATAGCCTGTATCGTTCTTCTTCCAACCTACTTCAATTGTCAATCCACTTTCAATATCCTGCTTGAACTGTTCGCGGCTAATGCCCCATTTGGCAAGATAAGGATACGGGTCAACGTGGTCTGAATGGTTGTCTGGTTGGTTATTGGTACAGTATTCATGTGTTTTGATACCTTCCAAACTGCTTGTATCAAGCGTTTTCGGCAAACCTGCTTCATCTGCTAGATTGCGTAAGAGTTCGATATAGAGACGGTAGTCTGTCATGAACTCTTCTTTAGTTGAATGGCTTTCAATCAATTCAACTGCCGCATAGCTTTCCGCATTCCAATCGCCCCCAACGTCCCAGGCACCATTGTTTACAGGACCGACCTGCAGGACACGACCGTTACCAACCACATGAGAGAAGAAACCAAGCTCAGGGTTCTTTCTGTAGTGGTAGTCTGCCTCATTTTGAGCGGTAGAATTACGGTTCCCCGTAGAGTGAGCGTGCACTTGTCGATATGGCGCATAGCCTACTTGTGGCAAGCCTGTACGTAGTCTGCTTGTATCGATATCCATCTCTACTCCCTCCAAGCGTCGTTCATCTGCTTCACTGCGGACTCCACAAAGGTATCCAAGTCCTTATCGGTCATGCTGATCTTATATTTGGTCAGCTCTGCCCGGATTTTAGTGCGAGCCTGTGCCAATTTTTCATCACCTTTATAACCTGTCTCTTGAGCCACCTGCTCAACGGCATGAACTGCGTTCTTGGCTAGGATTTCAGCGATGATTACCGCTTTCTCTCCGCCTTTTCGCAAAAGATAGTCTTTCACCATTTTCACGATACTGCCTACTGCTACTGCTAAAAAGCCTGTCGCAAAAGCGATAATAAATTCATTAAATTCCATATTTCTTACCTCCCACTAAAACGGAAAATCATCTTCCTCAAGGGCGTATCCTGGCATTTGTTCCTCAATATTCGAACGGTTAGCAGTATCATCACGCTTTTCAAGTCGCTCAAAACCATCTGCGACCACCTCAGTCAGATAGACCCTGCGCCCCTCCTGATTCTCGTAGTTCCTTGTCTGGATGCGACCCGTCACACCGACCAGATTACCCTTCTTGCACCATTCTGCGAATAGCTCCGCCTGCTTGCGCCACATCATACAGTTGATAAAGTCTGCCTCTCGCTCGCCGTTGGCTCCCTTGAAATTCCGATTGACCGCCAGAGTAAAGGTAGCAACCGCCACATTCGACGGTGTATGTTTTAATTCAGGGTCTTTCGTCAAGCGCCCCACTAACGTAACATTATTAATCATCTTTCTTTTCCTTTCCTGTCGCACATTCCACAACTGAGTAACCGATAAAAAAGCACAGAAAAGTTATTCCAAATTCTTTAATAAATTCAATCATTTTCTTCTCCTCCTGAAAAAGTTGCTAAATAGTAACAATCCTTCGCACCATAGTCAAACCGTGTCGTCCGCTGACCAATGTGCTTCTGAAACCTTGGATGAGTGATAGCCGAGAAAGCCCACTGATGGTCTTCCATCTGCTCAATGAGATCATCGACATTGTCAAACCTCCCAAGGTAAAACTTGCAGTGCCCGTTGTAGACGAAGTAAAGCTCTAACATCACTCCACCTCGACAGGGTAAAAGTTCCCAAAGGAACCCCTCAAAGCCTTTCCAACCTGTAAGGCTGCCGCCCTAGAAACAAACCGCATGGCTTTCTTCTCCTCAGAACACGAAATATCCAAGCCAGTCACACCGATAACAGCGGACATCAGAAACGGCTTATCCTCTCGTGTCCCATGCTTTAAAATAAACATCAGCCACCTCCGTTCTAAAAATAGTGCTTCCGCTTGTTTGTCAAGTCGTTGAAAACCATCAAATGGTCTTTATCCACCCCCTTCATCAGTCTGGACATAAAGGGTCTGCCATATCTTTTCTGAATATCAGCAGAAGTCAAATTGGTGGTAATGATTGTATTTGAACGCTTATTCAGGATATTGTAGAGGATAGTAAACGACCACTCACTATCCTTTTCCATGCCCAAATCATCCAAAACCAAGAACTTAGCACTGGCAATTTTATTGACCAGAAACTCTTCCTGACTAAAATCAGCTTTAATCTTCATCAACAAGTCCGTCACATTGATAAAAATCGCAATCTCTTTCGTGTACTCAGATAGAGCCTTAACCATCGCAAAGGCCAAATGGCTCTTACCAGTTCCAGCTTCTCCTTGTAGCACGATGTTGTTCCTAGCACCCTCAGACCACTCACGACAAATCCTCTTTGCAAAAGCTAGCTTTTCCGCTTCTTTTTCGGTTGGTGTTTCAAAATTGTCCAAAGTCGCATTTTTCAAAACTTCATCATAAAGAGAAAACTTCTCAAGATAGTATTTCCTCTCTCGCTCATTCTCAGCGTCGGCCAGTTCATTCACTCTTGCTTGATTCTCCTCATGGATCCGCTCAGATTCACACATGCGGCATACAACACTCTCAGTCCGCAATATCTTTATCAAAGGAATGTTATGCTTTTCGCAAAACTCATCTTGTTGTTCTGTATTCCTGTGATAAGATAAGGCAATCTCCTCAAACACATTGTCTACCATGACAGACGACCTCCACATTCATGCCAGCTAGCCATTTCAGACAAGCATGCAACCACTTGATGAATTGGTTGGTCTGCTAAAAGAGTTTTCTTCTCGTAGCTTAACGGATAATAGTCAATCTCGAATTGTTCAATTAGTTCTAGTATCCCCATTCGTCCTTGGCCTCCTGTTCTTCTTTCTTATTCTTATCCTTATTCTTTTTCTCTGATTGACGAACCTGTTCAACAGTGGTAACATTGTTCATCTGCCAATTTCTTAAAATCCCACCAATATATTTGATGTTAGGCTTTCCTGAGTTAATAGCAGTCTTCAGTGCTTCTTTCACCAAATCCACATCATTCTCATTTAGGAGATGGTTGATTTCTTCAATTTCAAATCCAGATAAGAGCCTACGAAATTCAGATTGAAAAAGTTCTAAGATATTTTCTTGACCACCACTACTAGTAGTAGTAGTTATTCTTTTCTTATTCTTATCTTTATCTAATCTATTCTTATTCTTATCTTTATCTTCTTCTAGTGCGTTACCGTCCGTTACTGTAACGTTACCTGTAACGTTACCAAGAGCAAGATTTTTCTGTTTTTTACGGTATTTGGCTACACGGTTGCGTGTCTGTTCCTTTATTTTCTCCATTCCGTCAACGTTTTGATGTTTTTCCCAATTTGGCAAGCTAATAATACCATCGATAATCTCAATCATCCCAAACTGTTCAAAAACTCCAATAGCCATTCTTACTGTATTCAATGGTCTACGAAAAATAGTAGCTAACATTTCATCTGTATAGTGAACCTTATCAGTCATCATCAACAAACCATTACTGTTATGTTTTCCAGCAAGTGTCAAAATCTTGAACCATATCACTAAGATGGCATCAGGATCAGGCAAGGCATCAATCAGGCAAATCTTTTCATCGTCAAAAATATCGGTTGTGATTTTTATCCACTTAATTTCAGACATACCTAGCACCCCACTTCCTACGGTTAGCGCGATACTTCATTCGCATATCCTCATAGATGTACCTGCCTTCCAGCTCCATTTTTTCAATCTTTAGCAGCTTATTTTTAAGCTCCACATCACGATAGTCCTTAGCTAGTTTTTTATAGTCTGTTAGGTATTCTTTGACTAGTAATAGATTTTTATAATCGTTTTCCCATGTCGTAATAAAATGTCTTGAAGTTGATTCCCTTCCTTCCAGTTCTTTAACAATCATAATCAGGTTATCCAGCGATTCAATCAATTCTTCCATTTCCTGACCTCATCATGACAAAAGTCTGATTGCAGACTGTTTAGGTTCTGGCAAAGCTAACGGCTCAGGGCGCAATCCTACAGGCGGTTCGTTGTCGTAGGTGAAACCCTTGAACTCTCTACGAATATTCTTGCGAATTTCTTGCCATTTATCCTCTCTACCACGTTCATAAGCTTGGTTATAGCCTTGGGTAATCATAGACGCAAATTCTTGCTCTTCTCGTCTTTCTTTTTCCTTACGCTCCTCTTGCAATTTGATATGACGGCAAAGCCCTGCAAATCCAATCAGCAAAGCTCCAACACCCATAAGCTGGTCTAAAATCGGTGGTTCAAACATTTTTTAATCTCCTTATGCTCTTAATTTTCGTACTTCTTTTTCTAATTCCAAAATTTCATAAACATCATTGATATCATACATAATATCTTTCCCTTGCTTACGAAATCTTAATCCTTTACGTTCTAACTTTTTAATATAGCCATGAGTAAAGCCGAACTTCTTCATCAAAGCCTGTTGATTGATTGGCATGCGATCATTCTCTAATTGCTCCTTGACCTGCTTTTCAGCAAAAGCCAATAATTGATTTGTGAACAATTCAGCACTTTCGCCGTCTAATCGTAATTGTAACGTTATACCTTCCATTTTCTACATCCTCTCAACTATGCGGGCAAGCATTTTTGTGATATAATGGTTTAAATTGTTTTAGTATGCGCCTGACTTCGTCAGGTGCTTTTTTGCGTTGTTGTCAAACTGTTTTACTTTCCAGCGCTCTGAGTTCTATCTCATGGCTGACTTGTCTAAATAGCTTCTCACACGCTATTTTAGCTTCTCTGTACGTTGTAGATTCACTGATGAAGTAATCAGCAAGTTCGATAATTTTATCTTCCATTCAACCTCCTATATCAGCCTCAAGACTGATGTAATCCTCCTAAATTGCTATAATACTCTTGACTAGGACCTCTCACCGTTTTAGTCAAAATTTCAATGGAAAGGAGGTTCAAAAAATGAGTAAGCTTAGCCATAAGCCAAACCACGTTGTTAAGAAACTAACCTGGGAAAATCTCGATAATATTCTATTATCTTATTTTTCAGAGTCGACTACTGATAAACCTAGCGCAGTAATTCAGTTATCTGATTTTGAAATGTCTAAAGCTGAAATTATCGAAGAAGCAACTGCTCAAGGTTATCAAGTTATCGATAATTCTGATGGTTACTTAAAGTTTCTATAACGAATTTTAAAGATGATATATTTGTACGATTTACATCAATATCTCTTTTTAACTTAGCAATCTGTCTATCAGATTGCTTTTTTCTTTTCCCACTATACGGATATCGTCTTGGTCTCATTTTCTTTCCCTCCCTACGCTTGACTAAATGCGTTCAGTTCCATGATTTTCATCTTGGTATTGGTGCTTGGCTCCCACGTCATCCAGTAAGCTAGAGCGGCATCCGCATGCTTCTTGGGTAGCAAGTCATAGCGACTAATGTTGAAGTGGTCTTTAAAGTCAATCTCAGCTTGTCTAAATACCGACTGAGCAAAAATCTTATCCGCATAAGCTGGGCTATCAATGCCACCCAGGCAAGCCACAACCCTAGCCTTACGCTTCTTCAGGAGCGACTGAGCATAGCTTGGATGAATCGGTTGCTCACTCTTGAGGTAGTCAATATCCTCCAGCATGGTCGTCTGTTGCTCACGCAATTTCTTCTGGCCAGTGAAGAGAGCGATAAAAGCATCCTCGTCCAAATCCTCGCGAATAAATCCGCCCTGCTTACGAATAGCTGGCAAGACCTCTGATGTCACCCAGCGCTTGAACTCCTTAGCTTGAGGCAACTTGCTGGATAAGATAAGAGAGTAGAGACCAGATTCGTTGATGATCAACATATCCTGTGTTCCACCACTAGTAGGGATGCCCTGTTTTAGGGCGTCCTCTTCATCAACGTGAAGAGCAATCGCATTTCTAGCCTTGCTATATCCTAGGATGTCTGCAACATCTTTCCCAACGAACCACGGCTCGTCATCAATTGTCAAAGTACGGACTTTCTGCCCGTGAAAATTAAAAATTTCGTTCATAATATTCCTTTCTAAATTTGATATAATGAAATAAAACTCGCCAGAGCTATTTAAGTAAAGTATTTTTAAACGACTGTTTGACAGATACTATATGAGGCGCTTCACGGTTATTTATATAATCAACCTGAATAAGTGTCTCTGGCACTTCATCTTTCTTTGTTTCCCAAATTATCTTGATACCTTGAAGACAAATATCTTCTGTTTGAAAATCAACCCCGTTCAAAATAACTCGTGGAATACTAGAGTCGCTATCTATCTTAATTTCTAAATTTTGAATTGGTAGTAAATTTTTTGATAGGCTGCTCATATCTCTTTCCTTCCTATTGTTCTCCCCATTTTGCTATAATTAAAGCAGATCCTTGAGAAATTCTTCAAGTTCCTTACGCTGAGACTCAGCAAGCTCTGCTCTTTCAATAGCTTGTTGAGTCATCAGTGTTTTAAGACTACTACTTAATTTTTTTCTATCGATGTAACTATTTTTAAATCCCTTATTTGCCATATCTTCCTCTCCTTTCTATTTTTCTCTCCTTTTTGCTATAATAAAAGCAGAAAGGAAGTGATCTAACGCCACAAATCACCAATGATAATGTCCAGATTTGGACACTCTATATCACAGTAATAATTGCAGTTATCGGTTTTGTTTTTAATACCATTTCACTCTGGCAAACAAAGAAAGCTACAGAGGATATGGCAAAGCCTTATATTAATGTTTATGTAGATGTCTATGCAGTTAAAAATCAACAACGTACCTTTGTTTTTAAAAACTTTGGCCAAACTCCAGCATATATAGATAATATTCAGATAGATGGCGAATTGGATCCATTGAATTCTGTACACCGCTTCAACTCACTTATCGGAAATATGATTGCCCCAGGACAAAAATTTACATCATCAATAGACCCAGATTATAAAGGTCGAATTACACTGACAATTACTTACTCCGATAGCAAGAAACACAAATATATAGACAAGTTTGTACTTGATGCTACATTGGCATCTGCAATGTTCTACACTGTAAACGAGAGCAATAAAAGCGATTCTCCAGCTACAGCTATCAGACAATCGACCATGGCTCTATTACGCGATCTACGATAGAACCATCTCCGAGCGATTTTACAGTTCAAACATCACGTAAGAATTCAATTTTTATCTCAACAGTTTCATCGACAAGTGTATTGGCGATGATTTTATTTTTTGCGTCAATCGCTTCGTTCAAGTCTTTACAAGTTAATTCATAAAATACATTTACATTTGCATTCATCTCTTCCCCTCCTACTCCAGCACCTTACTGCCGACTACCAATCGTTTAACGACAACGTCCATCTCCTTAAATTCAGCATTCTCTGCACAGTAGCGGACGCTCTCGCTGATGATGTGACAAATAGATACGCCGTATTCGTTCGCCAGCTCCGTAGCGATCTCCCAGGCATCTCTGTCAATCCGTGTTACTTTTTGCGCTGCGTTGTTCATAGTATTTCCTCCTACAACATATCTTCTACCCTACACCCTAGCGCCTTGGCAATGACCACCGCCTGCGACAGCGTCACCGCCTTCAGGTCGTTCTCGATCCGTGACAAGGTCGTGTAGTCTATCAAGGTTCGCTTGGCAAGCTCACGCAAGCCCAGCTTTTGAGCCGTTCTCAGCTCCCTCATTTTCGCTCCATACATCGACTTCTTCCTTTCTACTAATAGGTCTTTTCAAAACTGTTGGTACTTGTCAACAGTTTTGATAGAATTATTCTATCGATTTTGAAAAAGTTTGACCTTTTTGACTTTTGTTAGATGTACATGAGAATTTCTCAAGTTGTTTTTTTAAAATTAAGCTCCTAGTAAATCTTTGGAGCTTACGCCATATTTCTCATAAATTTTTAAAAGATGTTTTGGCTTAATTTTATAAATATCTTTTTCCCATGATTCAACTGTTTGTGCGCTGACGCCTATACTTGCGCCAAATGCCTCTTGAGATAATTTCCCATTCTTTGCACGAATTTCTGCTATTGTTATTGTTGGTTTAGGCAACTTAGTACCTCCTTTCTAGCAGTCACTAAAAGAACCAATGCCAGATAAATAATGCCCAGATAAGTGCAACAACCAACCAACCAAGCCTATATTTCCAGCGTCCTATTTTTTTATCTTCTGCTTTCATTTTTCTAAAAGACATGCTATAATCGTATTATCAAATAGGGTTTTGGGGCTTACGCCCCTCCCCCTCTCCCTTAGTCTTTAACTAGAGCTAAGAGATATTTGATAATCTCAACTATTGCTGGTATCAATGCTGAGATGATGATTGCCTTGGACTCATTGCTCCAAGGCTTTTTATGTCGCCTGGATTTCTTTGTCCGTTTCATCTTACGACTTAGCATGTCTTTCCTCCTTGTTTTATTTAGTTGATTACCTCAACCATGATTTAATTATACTTGATTTTTTCTCAAGTGTCAATAGTTTACTTGAGATTTTTTCATTTTTTTTGATTTTTTCTATACTGTACTTGATAATTTCTCAAATATATTATAGAATATAGTTGAGAAAAAGAGGTAAAACAAATGGAAAACATACAAGAAATATCTTATAGAATTAGAGAATTACGTTTAGCAAATAATTTAGAACAAACAGAAGTAGCTGATTACTTAGGGTATAAATCAGATACAACGGTCTCGAAATGGGAAAATGGAAAAAATTTGCCAACTGGTGCTAAATTAGTGAAATTAGCAAAACTTTTCAACACAACAACAGATTATATTCTACACGGTAAAGATATAAATACCACAGCGTCCCCAGATTTGCTCACACAGCAGATAACGGACAAGGTGGTACAATTAACCCCAGATAATAAAAAAATCGTGCTACGGACTTCTGAGGAGCTTCTGGAGAGACAAAAAGCAAACGGCGAGATGTACACAGAACAAAACGAAGAAGAAACGAAGATAAACGAAGTGTCGGAAGTTATCAGCTTGTATCAAGTTGAGGTTGTATCTGAGACGGCAGCAGCTTCTGGATTTAACTATGGATTTGGGTACGACGATACAGACAGAGAGACTATAGAGGTTGACGAGCAACCACCACGTCACGATATTGCTACCAAGGTCAGCGGAGACTCCATGCAGCCTGACTACCAAGACGGAGACATTCTCTATTTAGTAGACAAAGGACTGACCACCTACAACGGAGACCTAGCAGTTATCGCATACGGAGACCGTTCTTACTTCAAAAAGATCTATACCGAAAACGGACGCTTACGCCTCGTATCACTCAATGACAAGTACGAAGACATCACCCTAGACTTCCCACCAGCCGAAGACACACACATCAAGATCTATGCAGTAGTCGGGGTGTATAGAGGGGAATAAAATGAACAAAGAAAATCCATATTTTGAACAAACCAAACAAAACTACATAGAAGTTGAAAAACTCTATAAACTTGGTAAAGCAAAACATACATCTTCTAAATACCGATTTCTTGCGCCAGCAGTTAAAAGACAATCTGAACAATTCTTATTTGAAGCTAAGACTCAAAAAAGAAAATATTGGAAATTCAGTCGTGGCTCTCTGATATTCGTAGAGTTTGGTGTAAATATAGGCGGAGAATTATCAAATAATCATTGGGCTATTGTCTTAGACAAAGTAGATAGTCCCTATAAAAAAACACTTACAGTAATTCCTCTAACATCTAAAAATCAAATAGATACTGTACTCATAGACGAAGTCATTGCGGAATATCCTTCTATTTTGCTTGATGAATATATTGAAAAATTACACAAAGAATTATTTGCCTACCTAAAATATTTAGATTCCAATAATGCAATTACTGAAGCTGCCTTATTGGATGTCTACCAAGCTTATACAGAACAATTTTCAAACGAAATAATTCAACCTAAGATAATAGACGGTGACAACCTTAAACGGACACAATCAGAAATAACTGACGTTATTGAATTAACTCAATATTACAAAAAATACATTAAGCGTTCTTATGCCAAGTGTAATAACCTTCAAACAATCAGCAAAGATAGAATTTTAAAGAAAAATAGATTAGATCCAATCGGAAAAATGAAGGTATCTGATAACACATTGGACAAAATTAACGAAAAGTTAAAAGAATTATACCTTTTCTAATCTCTTGACATTTTTTAATAATTATATTACAATACAGCTATTAGGAGTTTAGCTCCATAAAGTTTACATTTGGATTTTAGATCCATATCGTGATGGTAGCCGTATTTGATACGGCTACTTTTCTTTTTATCTAGCATCTCTTTCCATTCTGGAAACAACTCAAAAAATCCCCACACTCGCCATCGCCAAACTTTGAGTGTGAGGATTTAACTTTCCATCTAGCAAGCAATGGAAAGGATGATAAAAAAATACAACTATAGTTTATCATAAGTTCTACACCTTTTCAACTATGCGGGCAAGCAATCGAAAAGAAAGGACTTTTTATGATAAAAAAATACATCACAAAAAAAGGAGAGACTAGATATCTCTTTCAAACATACCTGGGCATAGACCCTGCTACTGGAAAAGAAAAACGCACAACACGACGTGGTTTTAAAACCATAAAGGAGGCAAAGGCTGCCGAACGTGACCTTCTCTTAGACGTTGAAGAAAATGTTTTTTCAAACAATGAAGATTTTCAGAACCCTACTTTCGCTGAAGTCGCTGAGTTATGGCTTGATAGCTATAAAAGTACTGTAAAACCAACAACCTATCAGAACGTTAAGAAAAAACTTCGTATTATAATTGACTCATATTTTACAGATATGAAAATTCAGCAGATCAGTGTAGCTTATTGTCAAAAGGTTGCTATCCAGTTAAGTAATCGCTATATCCTATATGCCAATTACTACTCTGTAATCAGCCGTATTTTCAAGTATGCCGTTTCTCTTGACATCATTAAGTTAAATCCCTTGGACAAGATTATCAAGCCTAAAAATAGACCCTTAAAGGGCAAAGAGAACCACTATACAAAACAGGAACTAACGGAGTTTCTTAAAGTTTACAAAGTAAATTGTAAGCCAGTAGACTACACCTTTTTTCACTTGCTCGCTTTTTCTGGATTGAGAACTGGAGAATCAATTGGCCTCATGTGGTCAGATGTTGACTTTGAAAATAAGTTGTTAAGCATTTCTCGCACGGCTGTCGTGATTGGTAAAAAACAAACTGTTCAGGATCCTAAAACCAAAAGGAGTAAGAGGGTTATCACCTTAGATGATGAAACTCTGAATGTTTTGAAACTCTGGAAACGACAGCAAATAAAAGAATATTTCCAGGCTGGTGTGCCTTACAAACGTGAATCGAATTATATATTTACGAATAGTTTCGGAGGATGGATTTCTCCTTCAGCTGTTAAAGAGAGACTTAGAAGATTCTTTTGTGAACATAAAGATGTCAAAAAAATCACTCCTCACGGTTTCAGGCACACACACGCTTCTCTCCTCTTTGAAGCTGGTATTACAGCCAAAATTATTTCGGACAGATTAGGTCACAACAATGTTCAAACAACCCTTGATATGTATACCCACATCAATGATAATCAACGTTTTGAAGTCGTTGATCAGCTCATGGATTTCATTCGCTCCAGCTAA